CGGCATAGTCTTGATCTTCAATGTTAATAATATGTGCTGGAACTTCTGTTTGTTCAGGTAATACCATTTTAACAAGATCAGTTCTATGTTGTCCGTTGATCATTTCTCTATCACCGTTCGGAAACTGTACAACTGTTACATAACCAAATAGATTCCAATCAACACCTTTGTGTTTTTCAATCCATTTGAAAATATCTTTACGGTGCAGTCCTCGTTGAGTAATATTCATAGGTGTATCAACAGATACTCTATCTCCAGGAGCCATTACTCCTCGTTGAGCACCAACAAAATGTTTAATATTTTTTGGAAGTTCGTTTGATGTATCGTTCGAAGGTGATACTACCTTTAGGTTGTTTTGCATATTGTCAATCTCCTTTTATGCGTTTATTTTTAAACAATGCATACTGTCAACTTTCTGCATTGTCTTTATATAATAACATAGAATTAAAAGGTTGTCAATCTTTTTTTACCATTTGGTAGAATGAACACGTACCATTTGTCTTTGTGATTTAATTGCATTTAAGCAAGTCAAAATGCGTTTGGTTCGTGCAAAAGGACGGTCATAACCATTTTTAGTCTGCCAGGTTTTGTCTTGTTCCATTTGCTGAGATAATTGTTTAGATAATAATTCTTCTATAAACTTTAAATCATTTTCATCTAAGTTCTGTATCGCTTTTGATACCATTGTGAAATCTCCTATTATATGCTTGTTCAAATCCATCTTCATAATCATATAACGGAGCCCCATTGCACCCGTCTACCCAAAGTCTTTTAAAGTAACTGTCAGCTGAGTCAATTACAGTTTCCTCTGTTGTATTGATATGTCCTTTGACTAACCAAAACAAACGGTATGCTTCTTTGTGATGTTCTCTTTCACGTTGTGTCATACTGTATTTACAGATTCCTGCTATTATTGCGCTAACATAAGCCTATTACCAAATGCCTAGAGTTTTTCCATTGCCTGCTATTATCATAAAACAAGTTAATACATGTAATACAATCCAAAAGGTGCGAAAAGCCAGAGCCTTCCTTACATCGTCTTGTGTAATTGGAAGAAATTCTGGCTTATCGTCGTCGTTTATGCCGATAGGCATGCCAACAGTTCTAGCCCATAATTTAAGCCATCGCCGTTGTCCTTGCATTACATATCGTTCTTTTTGTCTTGTATTTCTTTACGGCGTTCTTTTGTAAGTTTACCAAGATCACCTAATGCTTTGCGAGCTCTAGCTGCCGCGGCTTTTACGCCTTTTTCTTCGAACGTTGCATGTTCTGCTAGATAGTTATTATATGCTTGTACTATTTCGTCGTGATTTGTCATTTTCTCTCCTTTTAATAATTAACCAATATAAACTGTAGATGCACTACCTGTTATACTGCCTGCATCACACGCATCAGTTTTACGTGCTGCTTTTTTATTAACAATATAAACTGTGCCACTTGATCCACTTATAGGTGCAGTGTGCGAAGCACAACTATCACCCGATGGTAGTTCATGTGATACAGTAAGGTCTGTGATTCTACAAGCTAATAGATTTTCAATGTAGACTGTTGATTGGCCAGGTGTTGCTAATGTTGTAGTGCCGTCACATCCGTGACCTGTTGCTACTGCATCAGTTTTTCTAGCCGCTAGTGGCATTAAATTGCTACTCCTGTGGTGCTTTTTGTATATTGTTTAGCCATTTCGGCATCAGTCTTATGTACAAAAATAACTGTACTTTTATTTATTTTAACCTTTGCATCTGCAGGAATAGTAAATGCAAATGGAGATAACCCCATGCCTTGTTCTGTTGCAATCAATGCTAAAGGTTTATATAAAGTAAGTTGAGTGTCATTTTCGTCTTCTAGACGTGCTACAATTTCTGAGCTATCAGTAAGTTTTATTGTAACTGTATCTAAATTTTTGTACGGTGTTTCGATTAACATTATAATGTATATCCTGTTCCTGTGTAGTTTGTTTCTTCTACATAACGTGTAAATTGTTCGTAGCCGCCTACTTTAAGGCCATTTACTACTATCTGTGGAAATGTACGTGCTTCTGGAAACTCTGCAAGCACTTCATCTCTGTCAAAGTCTTTTCCAAGTTCTCTGTATTCATATTGGAAGTTACGCTGTTCGCACAATGCTTTTGCTCTTGTACAACTTGGACATGCTGGCTTCCCCCAAATTAATATCATAAACTAAATCCTTTTAGTGCATCTTTATCTACGTCCTGCTTGATACCACCGATAACATAAGATTCAACTTCTGTCTCTTGTGGAGCAACTTGTAGCCCAGAGCTACTTAACCAATGTTGTGTCCAAGGTAATGGATTTGTATTTAATGGCTGATCAAAGATAGAGTTTAACCCAAGTGCTTTTAGTCTACGATTAGCAATGTATTCTACATATTGATTAAGCAATGTAGTATTAAGTCCAATCATAGAACCGTCTTTAAACAAATACTCTGCCCAGTCTTTTTCTTCTGCAACACATTCACGCCATAAGTCGTATACTTCTTCCTGACACTCTTTAGCAATCTGTGCCATCTCTGGATCGTCTTTGCCTTGAGCCCACAACTTCAATACGTGTGTGCTTAATGCTAGATGCTGTGCTTCATCGCGAGCAATAAGACTAATAATCTTTGCAGAGCCTTCCATTAGTTTTAGTTCGCCAAAGCCAAATGTACAAGCAAAACTTACATAGAAACGCAAGCCTTCTAGAATGTTTACAGTCATCATAGCAAGATACATTTTCTTCTTGACTTCATACATACTGCCTTCACCGCGGTGCATAAACGCATCAGCTGCATCGTTAAATGCATCATAGTGTTTGGTAACACTTGTTGCACGAGCAATAATCTTTTCATCATCTAGAATAGTGTCAAACACTTCTGCAGGGTCAGCGTACACGTTCTTCATAATATGTGTGTAGCTACGTGAATGAATTGTTTCAAAGAAATCCCAAGTAACAATACAGCCCTCTAGTTCAGGAAGTGAAACATGCGGCAAAAATGCTAGGCATGGGCCACGTCCTTGGACACTGTCAAGTAGTGTTTGATATTTTAAATTTGCAGTAAAAATGTGTTTCTGCTCTGGACGGAAATTAGCAAAGTCAGCACGGTCTTTTTGTAGACTAACTTCTTCCGGACGCCAAAAGTACCCAAGCATAGTTTGATTTAGTTTATCAAACACTGGAAACTTAAAAACATCATATCGTTGTGTGTTTTGATCTGCTCCAAAGAACATGTTTTGTTTTGTAAAATCAACCTTCTCTTGATTGAATACTGTTTTAGCCATTGGTTATCTCTTTCCTTGTGTCTGTGTAGTATATATTATTTTAGTGTGCATGTCAACCTAAATTGCACATGCATCACAAAATTCATCATCTTCGTCTGTTGCTAGTGTAGCAGGTTGCACTTCTGGCTGGTCATCACGCCAACCAATAGAATGTGCTGGTTCGTCCATGTCGCTTGGATCTTCTTTGTAATCATATGTGTTTTGATAGTATGAAGTCTTCCAACCATACTTATATGTGTTTAACAAGTCACCTATCATTACACTCATTGGTACTTCGTTGTCTGGGAAGTGTGTTGGGTTATAACTCCAGTTGCCACTGATTGCTTGATCAAAGAACTTCTGCATTACTGCGACAACATTGATATAACCTTCGTTGCTTGGCATATCCCATAGTAGTGTGTAGTTATTCTTTAATGACTGGTACTGTGGAACAATCTGCTTAAGAGGCCCTTTTTTGCTTTTCTTAACGGACAAGTAGCCTCTAGGTGGCTCGATTCCATTTGTTGCGTTCGACACAACGGAACTGCTTTCCGAAGGCATTTGTGCGGACAAAGTGCTGTGCCTAAGTCCGAATTCCAATATGTCTTTCCTAAGAGATGCCCAATCATAATTAAGTTTGTTTTCCACCAATGTATCAACGTCCTTCTTATATGTATCAATAGGAAGAATCCCGTCTGAGTATTTAGTGCGATTAAAGTACTCACAAGCGCCTCTCTCCTGCGCTATTTTGTTGCTGGCTTTGAGCAAGTAATATTGGAATGCTTCTGTTAAGTCGTGTACTAATTGCCACGCTTCGTTGTCTGCATAGTTTACTTTTTTACGTGCTAGATAATGTGCAAGTCCAATGTATCCTACACCTAGCGAACGTCTTGCTTTTGTTGAAATCTCTGCTGCTTTGATTGGGTATTTTTGATAGTCAATAATTTCTTCTAATGCTCTTACTGCTAGTTCACACAGTTCTTCTAAATCATCTAACTCTCTTAGTGTACCAACATTAATAGCTGATAAAATACATAAAGCAATTTCGCCGTCTTCGTCATCAATATGCTCTAGTGGTTTAGTTGGTAGTGTAATCTCTTGACACAAGTTACTCATGAATACTGTGTCTTTGAACGAACTATGTGTATTACAGTGATCAACATTCATAATATAAATGCGGCCTGTTTCTGCACGTTCTTTGATCAACGCAGAAAACAACTCCATTGCCGGAATAGTTTTCTTCTTAATGCTGTATGCACGTTCGTACTTCTCATATAGCTCTTGGAATACTGCTGGATCGCCAAAGTATGCTTCGTAAAGACCCGGAACATCATGTGGCGAGAAAAGGGTTATATCGCCACCGGATAAAAGTCTTTCATACATAGTTTTGTTAAGCTGAATTGAATAATCTAATTTACGTACACGATTGTCTTCTGTGCCTTTGTTGTTCTTTAACACAAGGATGTCTTCGATTTCTTGATGCCAAAACGGGAAGTGTGTTGTAGCACTGCCACCACGTACACCATTCTGTGTACAACAACGTACTGTGCTTTCAAATTTCTTTAGAAACGGGACAATACCTGTATGTGCTACTTCTCCGCCTCTGATTCTGCTGTTAACGCCGCGTATACGTCCAGCATTGATACCAATTCCTGCTCTCTGCGCGGTATATCGTCCGATAGACATATCACTAGCAAAAATGGAGTCAAGAGTGTCATTACTGTCAACGAGTACACAACTAGCAAACTGACGTACTGGTGTACGTACTCCTGCCATAACCGGAGTTGGAATATTGACTTTAAACAATGACGTAGCGTCATAATATCTCCTTACGTAATGCATACGTGTTTCTTTTGAATAGTTTGCAAATAGTGTTGCTGCAATCATCATGTACATGAACTGAGGAGTTTCGAATATTTCACCTGATGAACGATCCTGTACAAGATACTTGTCAACTACTTGACGCAAGCCTGCATATGTAAAGTTTTCGTCACGCTTGTGTCGAATGTAACTATCGAGTGTAGCAATTTCTTCTGCTGTGTATTTCTCTAGGATCTCTGGATCATATACTTTACGTTCAATATTTCTGTCAATATTTTGTTGTAATGTAATTGCGTTGTATTCACCAAACACCATTTTGTTTACACCATAACTCAAAAGTCTTGCCGCTGCATACTGATAGTTTGGTGTATCTAACGAAATAAGATCGTTTGCGCTACGTACTAGAACTTCTTGAATTTCTTCAGTAGTCATGCCATCATAAAATTGTATGTTTGCATTCATTTCAATTTGACTTGAACTTACTCCAGCTAAATCTAAACACGCATGTTCGACCACTTTATGAATTTTGTCAATGTTCAAATGTTCTTTTGTACCGTCACGTTTGACGATCATTGTTCCGTTACTCATTCTATTTCCTCTTTCTATTATTGTGATATTTATTGTAGTGGGGGCATCTTATATTCAATCTCTGAGTAGGCAGTGTCAGGTAAGTTATGACGTTGAACATAAGTTTCTCCATTGAATCCGATGACTATTGTGTTATTGATAATAAGTATGTAATGTGTATTACACTTTGCGTTGTCTCGTACAATATGTATCTCATAAGATGCTTGGGATAAAACATCAGTTAATTGCAAGGTGTAACAAATTGCAAGAATCTTAACAAAGGCACAATAATTATTTTCCTCTAATAATTCCCAAGGATCGGGCCAGGTGCTTTGTGTGTAAGGATCTATCGCAATTGAAGTAGTTGGTGCAGAATTATAAAAATCTATAGTGTCTTGTATTGGATCATTTGAAGTTTCGAGACTTTGTCTAAAGTTACTCCACTCCTGAAGGCGATCCTGGTATTTTTTATTAAACATTTACAGCCATTATGATTTTACGTTAATAGTATACGTGAAGTCTGCATTGTCTCCACTAGTAGAGTTTAACATCATTAGTGCCACTGTGTCAACCACTGTATCACCATTTTCATCAAATAATGTTGCATTAAATTCAAGAGCTTCTTTAAATGCATTATCACCCGAGTATGTATACTCATCTACTAACTGAACGTCATTGTTGGCTGGGTCAACGACAATCTCAATTGTTCCTGTTCGCATAGCTGTTACGCTATTACTTTTATATTTGTATTCAACAATATATGACTTGTCAGCATCTGCTGCAAGATTAAATACTTTAGTGTTTGTACCTGCTTCTCCAATTGTCACTTTATAGAGGTAGCCTAATTTTGCAAATGCAGGACCACTTATTTCTGACTTGAAGGGATAATTTACTAGAAAGTTTGGATTGAATCCAAGTTCTTCTGTTCTTTTAAAATAGTTTTGTTCTATCTTATTCATTGGCTTTGCAACAGTAATGTTTGAAGTTTGAGCATTACCATAGCTGCCGCCGTAGTTACCAACGTTTATAAACTTATTATGTATAACTTCGTTATAAAAACCCTGTTGTACATTCACACCTTCTCTATAAATGTTATCAAATGTACAGTGATGAATTGTATTATAGTTTGGTCCTGTTGCTTGACCATTAGTTCCAATTATTGTAGAGTGTCCAAAGTAAATACCTGTGTCAGCAGTATCAAACGTACAATCATTAAATGTATTATATTTGATATCAAAATCAGAATAAACACTGTCACAGAATCCATCTACGTATATGTCTTCAAACATATTATCACGGCATGTTACGTCTGTACTCAATGATGATAGTTTAATACCTGCGTTTTGTCTTAGTGCAAATCCAAATACCCAAGTACCTGTTAGTTTTAAATCTTTAAACACACTGTCTCTACAAGATACAATTTGCATGCCGTCAGTGCTTGTGCTATTAATTGTTAAACCGCTTATCTCAATATTTCTAGCTTGATTTAAATATGTACTAATTGCATCAACTGCGTATGTTCCTGGAACACTTTCTTCGTTTACAGTTATAAATGCTACTGTGTCTGTTGCATTTATAATTGTTTTGTCTGAACCTGCGCCACGAATAGTAGCAAACGGTGGTACTCTTAAAGGTTGTGTTATAAGGTACTGTCCTGGTTCAAGATGTAGTATAACTCGAGATGACGGTGTACCTTTATTAGCAGAATTTAAGTAAAGCTGATCTATTGCTCTTTGTAAATTTTGGGTTTGATCACTTCCGTCACCTGTTGCACCAAAGGATCTAACACTAACAATATCATCTAATCTGTCTTGCAATGTACGGAGTACAGGGTTATTGATACTGTTACCAGTTTGTATAAAACCATCTGAACTTCTGTAAGCATACGTATCAGCGAATTGAAATAAATTATCCTTTTCACTGAGCAATTTAGTGTTACCTACAAATGGTGCACCTTCTGCTACAGATCCATTTCCGATGTAAAGTTCTTGGCTGTCTACTGACCAACCAAACTCTCCACTAGCAAGCTGCGGAAGTTCTGTTTTTCTTCCTCGTCTAATCTGTATTCTGCTGATGGATACTACGGCCATACTATAACTCCTAAATCATTTATAATATTTAGCCGTTACAAAGCGAATTCTATAAACGCTACCGTAAATATCAATGTCCAAATTACTATACCTGATACAACAAGAGCTTTAATGCTCCATTCGTTTAATTTATCTAACATTATTGATTTTTCTCATAATATTGTCTGCATCTATTCCACCATTCTTGTTCCCACTCTGCGAACTCGTCTGGCCATAGATCAAACTGTTGATATTCCAAAGCACGACTACACATAAAGATGTGTCCTTCGCGTATGTCTGTGCCGTGTACTTCGTTGTGTCCTAAGGCGTATGCTGTAAGTTGTAGATAATAATCTTCTACCCACTCAGGCTTCTTGGGCTTGTTGGTTTGTTTAAAATCCATTATGCAAGGATTGCCTTTGTATTGTCCTACCAAGTCAGTCGTGCCTGCAAAGATACCCGGAACATAAAGTGGAACTTCACTACCCCAGATTTCATCTACATCACCCATAGCTTCGTCACGTATAACACATGCCATCTTGTAGGCTTGCTGTGCGTATGGATTGCTGCCTGCGCTTTCTGTCCATACACCATTATCAACATAGTCTTCAAGATACTTGTGCATACGTGTACCAACGCCACTTGCTTCAGTAACAATCTCTTGTGCTTTCTTTTCACCTACACGCTTCTTCCAAGCAATGAGATGACTCATGTCCTTAGTTCCGCTGAGGATAGTTGTAACACTTGCTACTGGGGGACCACCTGGTGCTGCATATCTACGCTTACCGTCTACTTCAACACGTTTTAGTTTTTCGTACTTGTACTTCTCTATAATTAAACTCATACAATAACTATAACATCAAAGATCAGATAAGTCAACCGCATTTTTAGCCATTTTGCCTACAGTATCACTAGGACGTCCTGGGTTGCCTGGAAGTTTCTTTACATCATCTACTTCACTTTGTTTAAACTCAATCTTGTCTTGATCAAAGTTTGTTACAAGTTGTTGTAGTCTTGGATCTGCGTCATACATTGCTTTGAACGTTTCATAGTCAAAGTTTCCTTTGCCTTGGTTACGCATAAATTTTTCTAGTTTTCTAATAGATAAAGCAGCCATTCCGGCTGCTTTTTGTTGACGCAATAAAGCGTAGATAGTTTCACTATCTACTGCCTCATTTACTTTTTTTTTGAATGGTCTACGCTCTCACGCTTTTCTCTGCCAGCTTCTTCTTCGCCGCCTGCTGCTGCGCCTGCTGCTTCAAAGTCGTCTCCGCCTTCAATATCCATGTCGCCGCCTTCAGCATCGTCAATGTCACCATCAACGGTTGGCTCCATATCCATGTCGGCAGCTGGTTCTTCTGCTCCCATAGCATCCATTGGCTCAGCTTCGCCTGTTAGCATACCAACACCTTGTGTAAGAGTTTCGCGTGTTGTTTCCATTACACCATACATTGCTTCTAATGCAGGCTTAACTTGATTTGTAAATGCTTCACTTTGCTCACTACCCATTTCATCACGGATAGCATCTGCTAGTTCTAACATGGATTCAGTTTGCATTTCTGCTGTGTCTTCCATCCAACCAGTAACACGATCAACCATGTCCTTAGCTGCCATAACTAGTTCTGCTTTATCTTCTTCGCCTTCGTTTACTTGTTCAATAGCTTCGTCAATTGCAACTGTAACATCATTGCGCTCTGATAATGCAGCATTAAGAACATCAAGGAAGAGTTTATTTTTTGAATATTCTTCTTTTTGAACTGCATCAAAACTTTCAGTTGTTTCTACATTGAAAACTCTTGTACGTAATTTATTACGAACATCTTGTAATTGTTCAGTTGTAAACTCATCAATGTTTATTTTAGAGCCAAACTTTTGAGCTAGGCTTTCATTTAATGTCTTTGCCGTTAATGGCTTTGAAAATTCACTAATTTGCATTGTATCTCTTCCTAAGGATGTTTATTATAGTTATTTATCACTTGAACATAGATTATAATTATTTTATTAGCAGTAAATATACTTGTCTAATTTTTTTCTAATCTCTTGTGACTCTAAAACTGCAATATCTAATCGAGTTTCTCGTATAGTTATAACAAAATCGTCATTGCATTTTTTAATTGCATTCTTATAAAACACTGCATCGTTGTAATGTTTTAACATTTGGTAGTCTAGTTCAAGTGCTTGCTGTATTATATTCCTACCAAGTGCTAGGTTTTTTGCAATTGCTACCGCAGTAGTTTTAAAATAAGTTCTTGCTACCTGCACATTATCTTGTGTATCGTATACAAGATATCCTTTCGGACTTTTACGAATTGCAATATGTTTAATACGAATGCTATTACCTTTTTGATAAGGTATTGCTACACTGTCTAAACCTTTGTTTACAATTTCTTCTAAATCTTTGATTAATTTTTCAGAATTCATTCCGCATCACCATAACAGTTCCTTTGTGCAGTACTTTACTTATTACACTCTTACGAATTAGGTTATTGATAATGACTTGCTCATGCTCTGTAAACGATGACAGAGGAGCTGGATTACCAAAAGTTTCCAACAGATTGTTTTCTTCATTTGTTGTATATATTTTAAAACTTTTGATTAGCTCATTTAATTTCATTTGATACTCTGTAGTTGTTTCTGTAATGTTTTCAACTGCATCTGTGTTGCTTTTATCTGAGCTTGAAGTTGTTTCTTTTGTTCTTGTTTTTGTCTTGGATCTACTTCAGTAGCACCCATTTGTTGTCCTGCGGCTTGTCCTACTGCGCTTCCTACTGCTTGTCCTGCTGCTTGTCCTGCGGCTTGTACGCCAGTTTTTGCTGCGCCAGCTACGCCACGTGCTGCTGCGCCACCTACTTTTGCTGCGCCACGAAGTGCTGCGCCACCAACGGCCGCTGCGCCTCTTGCTAGTCCGCCGGCTACTGCGCCAATTGCTGGAGCAATTTCATCTGTACGTTCTTCTTCAGTTACGATATCATTCATTCTCATGATCTTGCTCCTCTGCGCTTACGTGGCTTAATACGTCTGCGTCCTACATTTATTCTTTTTAATTTTTGACTAGCTGGGTTAGTTCTTTTAGTTCTGTTTATTTTTACACTTACTGTTTTGCCTTTAGAACGTCTAGTAGATTTCATTTTATTACTAGCTTTAATATTCTTTGGAGCACTGCATGTTGCTGCCTTTGCAACAATACGTCCTTTACGTGGGCCGCTTGTGCAACGAAATTTACGAACAGCTTTGTTACCACTTTTGCCGTAAACTGTAGTGATACCTTCATCTAAACTTTCACATTGGCAGGGTTCTGCATAACAGTCTCCGCATACCCATTCTGTGATCAGTTCACGAAGTTGCATTATCTTCTACTTTTACTTCTATTCATAGCTTGCACTCTACGTGAAGCTGGATTAATACGCTTAGTCTTTTTAGCTTTGCGTATCATTCTTGCTCCTAGTCGTGCTTTTGTTCTTTTAAGAGTCATACGTTTTTTCATATCCGGCGCAGCAAAACATTGTGCCATTTTAGCGACAATTCTATTTTTGCGTGGGCCGCCGGCACAACGATATTTACGGACTACCTTCTTTCCAGAACGTGCCCA